AACAAGTTCTTAAGGATTGGGATACACACTGGTCAACTACTGAAGATACCAGTAAAGACAAACAGTTTGCAAGGTCAAAACTTGCTGCTAAGTATCTAGTTGATAAAAACAAAAAACTTGTTGCTCACATGGCAAAAGAATTCGATATGAAACAAACTGCACAAAGAAGTAAACTTGCATACACTGGTAAGACTGGTAAGTTAGATATGAATAGACTTGCAAAGTATCAGATTGTAGAAGATGTTTTCAAAAAGGCACTCTATTTGCCAGAGGGTCAAAACCATGGTGTCAATGTTCTTTTAGATTGGAGTGGTTCAATTGTAGACCAGGCATCAGACTTGATTGAACAAACTATTATACTTGCAATGTTCTGTAGAAAAGTAAACATCCCACACAGAATGTATCTATTTTCAGATTCATATATGGCTGGAGATGATTACTGGTCATACAGAAGTGACTACACTTCTTTATTGACTGTTGCTTCAGATGAGATGTCCAACAAAGAATGGACTAAAATGTTAGAGTGTTTAGGTACTAAGTGGACAAACTTCCATTTCTCTAAAGTCTCGGGTAGACAAGTCGAGAAGGCGATTGATGAATGGAACAACCTGTTTGGTAGTGTAGATATGATGGATAAAGAATACTCATACTACGTTCACTTCGACACTCATGCAGGGCCTAGAAACTATAGACTGGGTGGTACTCCTCTTGACCAATCTTTGGTCGCATTGAGAAAACTACTTCCTAAATTCAACAGTAAGTATTCAATTGAGAAATCAATACTAACAATCATCACTGATGGATATTCACATCAAGGTGACTTACTCCAACAAACTAGAGAAGAACAAGATTCAGTGGACAGTCAGAGAGATAATGACATGGGTTGGAGAACTCCAATGTTAAGACAACTTATTGACCCATATTCAAAAAGAGTTTATGACCTAAGTGAACATGGTGGTTACAGTAGTAACTCATTCAAAACCACACAAAATCTTTTAGAGTGGATATCAATAGAGTGTAATGTAATAGTTACTGGATACTTTGTTCTAACCAAGAAAAGAGATTTGTATGACCTACTATCACACATCAACCCATTACTATCTTATGATGATGTTTGGAAAGAAGTTAGAAAAACTGGTTATGTTCTACCTTGTCTAGGTTACAACAAACTCTTCATTACATCTGCTAGTGCTATTGGTGTTGAAGGGAATGATGAACTTTCAGACGACTTAGTAGATGCAAAGAAAACAAGAGTGATGGCTGCATTCAAAAGAAATCAGAAATCAAAAACTACTTCAAGATTTTTAACTAACGAATTTATAAAGGAGATTGCATGATGCAAATAGAAAGTAAAGATATGATGAATGAAACATTCACATTAGACAGAAATCGATATAGAGATTTCACATATAGGGTTGACCTATTGAAAAAAACCAAAGGTGTTGAAGCACCTTATCTTGTAGAATACGACACTGTGCTAGACACATTTGAAGTTACACTACTTCACAAGTCATACGACTTAAACTTTGTTATGGGAGAATTAACATGAGAGATACACTAAGAATAGATGAATCATATTTCATTTCACACAATACAGATTACAGTGCATTTGCAGATGCAGTTATGGATGTGGGCCCTAGTCCATGTCAAAAGTTCGAGTGTCCAAGACAATCCGAATGTGCAGAAGAAAAGGTTGAATGCAAGGCATTCAGATACTGGGTAAACAATGGTGAGTTCACGACTTACAGAAAAAAACTAAAAAAGGATATCTGCATTTCACATGAAATGGAAAAACTTTTACAACCAATCAAATAAGTGCTTGACAATCCCCGCCACTTTTTTGTATACTATAAAAGATGAGAAAACAAACTAATTTAACCAAGGAGACTATATGAGTAAAAGAAGTTATGACAGAAGTGAGTCAATAAACATAGACGGGAAACCGTTTCACTTCACCCCCGATAGGAAGGAGTTCCTATCAACATTAATATCTACATTCCCTAATCAAACAAACTTCACTAGAGAAGATTTTGAGAAGGTCGGTGGTATGCCTTACTGGTGTAAATCCACAAGATACAATTTCAAAGATGGATTGACATTCAATCTACATGCAGTTGTTAGTGGTTACAACGGTGGTTATGAACCCGAGACTGTAACTCCAATTGCAAAACCAATTTCTGCAACACCAGTTACAAATAATATGCCAGTTGCCGCTGCAACTGAATCAGTGAATGTGCTTGACGAAAATGTCAAAATCATTCCCGAGAAAATGTCAAACTATGTTCCTTTCGGACACTTTAAAGATGTCAAGAACATAATCAAATCTAAAATCTTTTTCCCAGTATTCATTACTGGACTAAGTGGTAATGGTAAAACATTGATGATTGAACAAACATGTGCCCAATTGAAGAGAGAACTTTACAGAGTTAATATTACTATTGAGACTGATGAAGACGACCTAATGGGTGGACACACTTTGGTCAATGGTAATGTTGTCTTCAGAGAAGGCCCTGTTATCAAGGCAATGAGAAAAGGTGCCGTGTTACTTCTTGACGAAGTTGACTTAGGTTCTAACAAACTAATGTGTCTACAATCAGTTCTTGAAGGTAAAGGATACCTAATCAAGAAAACTGGTGAGTGGGTAACACCTGCAGAGGGTTTCACAATCCTTGCAACTGCAAACACTAAAGGACAAGGGTCTGATGATGGAAAGTTCATAGGAACTCAAATCATGAATGAGGCAATGTTGGAAAGGTTTGCAATCACAATGCAACAGGAATATCCACCAGTGACTACTGAAAGAAAAATCCTTGCAAAGGAAATGGAATTGACTGGTGAAGTTGATTCAGAGTTCGTCACTAAACTAGTTGACTGGGCTGACATTATCAGAAAAACCTACTATGAAGGTGCGATTGATGATGTTGTCACGACTAGAAGATTGGTTCACATTGTCAATGCATTCAGAATGTTCAATGACAAACTCAAGTCAATCACAATGTGTATTTCAAGATTTGACGAAGAGACTAGAAATAGTATCCTCGACCTCTACTCCAAGATTGATGCTGGAGTAGACTTGAATGCAGAAAACTCTATTGACGAATCAGACACTTCAGAGTATAATGACTAGTATGTTCGGTAAAAAGAAAAAAACAATAGACTACAAATATAACGAGGACAAATCTCTAGAAGAATTGTCCTCTTATATTGATAACACCTATGACCAACATTATAGTTTAAACAAGTACCAATCCACTGAATTTATAATTGACAGTGGACATGGTGAAGGTTTTTGTATCGGGAACATCATGAAGTATGCTCAACGATACGGTAAAAAGGGAGGCAAGAATCGTGCTGATTTACTTAAAGTATTACACTATGCACTTTTCATGCTTCATGTTCACGATAAACAGGAGACTAAAAAGTGATGAAAATAAGTAACGACACGAGGAATGTCCTAAAAAATTTCTCAACAATCAACTCGGGTATACGAGTTAAAAAAGGAAACAAGGTGGAAACCATTTCCAATATGAAAAACATTCTTGCAGTTGCAACGATATCAGAAGACTTTCCACAAGACTTCAGTATCTACAATCTGCCTGAATTCTTAGGTGCAACTTCTTTATTAGAAGACCCCGAGTTTCAGTTCAATGATGCTTCATTATCTATCACAGACCAACATTCTGCAATGAACTATTTCTTTGCAAGTGAAGGTATGGTAACTGCACCCGATAAAATGATTACAATGCCAGAGGCAGAGATAAGTTTTAATCTATCTTCTACACTTCTAACAGACTTGAACAAGGCTGCAAGTGTACTAGGTGTAAATGATTTAATTCTTAAGTCAGATGGTACTACAATATCACTGGAAGTAACTGATAAGAAAAACACCACCTCTAATACGTTCTCAAGAATCGTTGGAGAGGGAGACGGAACAAAATATGTAATGAACTTTAAGATTGAAAATCTAAAAGTGTTAGATGGAAACTATGAAGTTTCAGTATCTTCAAAAGGTATATCTAACTTTAAAAACATAGATATTGATTTAGAGTACTTTATTGCATTGGAACCCGATTCAAAGTATGGTATTTAACCTATATAATAGTGTAAGTATTGTGCCAGTCTCTGCAATGCATACGGGAGTAGTCCATACTCATCAAAGGGTGGACTGCACTGTAAACTCGGTGGGGGGTTTACTCTTATTATGAAACAAGAATTTTTATATGTGGAAAAGTATCGTCCACAAACAATCAAAGATACTATCCTGCCTGGGAGAATCAAACAAACATTCAACGACTTTATAGAGTCGGGAGAGATACCAAATCTAATGTTATGTGGTTCTGCTGGTGTTGGTAAAACAACAGTTGCAAAGGCACTATGTAATGAACTTGGTGCAGACTATATTGTAATCAATGGGTCAGACGAAGGAAGACTCATAGATACTCTTAGGACTAAGATTAAAAACTTTGCATCTACTGTATCCCTTGCAGGAGGCCCTAAGGTTGTGATACTTGATGAAGCAGATTATATTTCTGCAGATTCAGTTCAACCTGCATTGAGAAACTTTATAGAAGAGTTCTCTTCAAACTGTAGATTCATATTCACTTGTAATTACAAAAATAGAATCATACCACCCCTACATTCAAGAACAACTGTAATCGATTTTACAATGACGCCTGATGATAAACAGAGACTTGCAAGTGTTTTTCTTGCAAGACTTATGGAGATATGTGACTTAGAGAATATTAAGTATGACCAAAAAGTTCTTGTTGAACTCATATTAAAGTTCTTTCCCGACTTCAGAAGATGTCTGAACGAGGTTCAAAGATATGGTGTGGGTGGAGAAATAGATACAGGACTTCTATCAACTCTCAACGAGGAGAAACTAACACCACTTGTTGATATGATTGCAGATAAGAACTGGGGTGCAATGAGAAAATGGATAGGACAGAATAGTGATAACGATTTCAATACACTATTCAGAAAATTATTTGATACACTTGAAAAGAGATTAGAACCAAGTTCAATTCCAGCATGTGTATTACTGATTGCAGACTATCAATACAAATCTGCATTTGCAATGGATTCAGAGATTAACTTTACTGCATGTCTAACAGAGATTATGTCGGAGTGTAAATTCAAATAATGGGTAAGTTAAGACAATGGTTTAGAAACTGGTTTGATATTCAAATAGAGAAATCATGGCAAAGAAAAGCAAACAAAATGTTTGCAAAACATAGTGTAGAATATAGAGACGGAGATAATACATGAGTCAATATGAAGATAGAGTAAATAAACAAAGAACAAAATTACAGGCAGAAGAATGGGCAAGGGGAGTTAAGGCTGTACATGCACATTCATTAGATTCCATGCATTACGACACACGACCCGAAGACACTGCAAAGGGGTCTAGGAATGTCTTAGACGTTGAATACAACGATAGTTCTGTAAAAAGGACTCTCGATACCAATGAAGTTGTGATGTTTGGTCATGCTTTGAGTGGTAAAGACCTCATAGATGCATTCGCAAGAAGTAATGACTAAGACCAACCCATTTGATTTCGTAAAGTCGGTTTCCTCCGACAAAAAGGATATTATGTATGATAATATCGAAGAGAAATTATATGCACCATTTTTAACCAACAAGGCTTTATCTTATCATCAAGATTCAGTCTTTTTTTCTAATGAAATGAACATCAGAAGCGGAACTGAAAACCGTCTTCAATACTTGTTTTTCCTAAATACTCTTAGGAAAAGACAAAGGTTCTCCAAATGGCAAAAACCATATGTGAGTAAAAAACTAGATGTCATTAAAGAATATTACGAGATAAGTACTAAACAAGCAAAAGACTATATGAGTATCTTATCCGACAGTGATGTTCGAACTATGAAAAAAAGAATGAAAACTGGTGGAAAAGATAATGAATGACCAAGACCAACTAGTCGAACAGTTAATTGAAGTTACCTTCGAAGAACGAGACGACTTTCTAAAAATTAGAGAAACCCTTTCAAGAATCGGTATTGCCTCAAGACGTGAGCAAGAACTATTTCAATCATGTCATATATTACACAAAAGAGGTAAGTATTACATTGTACATTTTAAAGAGTTGTTTAGACTTGACGGTAAGCCGACAACTTTAGAAGAGAGTGATATAGGAAGACGAAACACTATATGCAATCTTTTACAACAGTGGAAACTTTTAAAGGTATTAGAACCTAGTAGGATAGAAACTCCTATAGTTCCACTCTCACAAGTAAAAATCATCCCATTTAAAGAGAAAACCGAATGGAAATTGACAACTAAATACTCAATTGGTAGTCAAAACCCCTAAATAATAGGTAATTTAAACACAAAGGAGAATATATGTTCCAAGGAATTATAGACTTTGTTATGGGAATTTGGAATCTATTAATGATTGTTCCGATTGTAATATCAATCTGTTCAGTCGTAGTAGCAATTACACCTACACCTGCTGACGATAAGTTGTGGGCTAAAGTGTATAAATACTTAGAAATCTTAGCGCTTGCCGTAGGTAAAGCAAAAGATAAAAATCCATTATTGGATAAATAAAAGGAGAATATTATGGAATATGCAATACTAGTACTAGTCGGAATTGTTGTTGTCATCTACTTACTTAACGGTAAGAAAGAACAGACACCAGTAGTTAAGGCTGCAGTTTCTAAACCTAAATCGAAAGCACCATCAGTTGCAGAATTAAAAAAGTTGACAAAACAACAACTTTTTGACCTTGCAGATAAGAAATCGATTAAGATAAAGAAATCTGGCACTAAAGCAGAAGTGATTAAACAGATATCATCTGTTAAGTAACTTTTAAAATAGTTCGTAGAAGGGTGCAGAAATGCACCCTTTTTTTATATAAATAAGGGTATGGAAGCAATATTTGATTTGATAGGTGATGTGGGTGTTCCAATTGCAATGGCATTGGTCATGGGTGTATTCATCTTTCTTATAATCAGACAAATCATGGAAGGGATAGTAGATAGTATCAAAACCCTAACAATGTTCTGTGAATCTTTAGAGAATCGTGCAAGAACAATGTCAAATGAAATGATTAAGATTGACATGTTAGTGTCAAGTGCTTTAGAACTAAGGCCTGATATAGAGAGAGTTGCAAGAGCAGAAAACTTTATAGAAGATGGTAAACTTGATGTGAGGAGGGACTAATGGAACAAGAAGTCCCAATGATTGTAGAATTAATCACTGATTATGGGTTTCCAGTTGTTATGATGGTTGGACTAGGTTATTTTGTGTACTTTGTGTGGAACTTCATTAGTGAACACATAGACCCCGAAATAGAGAAGATGCATTTTGCATTGATTAGAGTCATAGACCAAACTAGAATGTTAGACCAAGATTTAATTAGATTAAAAGAAAAGGTTGATGTTGTTTTAGAATACCGTGAAAATGAGAAAAAGAAAACTACTAAAAGGTAGTTATGATTTATACATAACTAACGCTTGTAATTTACACTGCACTGGTTGTAGTGTTTTAGATTACGGTGGAGATTATGAAACTAAGGGTAAGATAACAATACCCTACTTAAAGTTAAATGATGTTAAAGACATTATTGAAAACTTTAACAGATTAGATTTATGTGTTGAAGAACTTAAAGTTCTAGGTGGAGAACCTACAACACACAAGGAACTCAAAGAAATTACAGAGTACCTTAAAGAGAATAGTGATTGTTATGAAACATTAGCCATTGTTACAAATGGTTTAAATTTCACACAACACATTTTAGAAATTCTCAAAAGTTATGACCGAATAATTATATCAGTCTATACAGAACTAGGTGATATAAGAAGTAAGTTAAAGGAAACGGGTTTAGATAAACGAATTTCTACAAACTCATCTATTGACTATTGGCCTCAAGGTGAATTTGTCAAGTTTAATGAGAAGTGGGATAACGTAGAATACGACAAGAGAAGCAATTGGGATAGTTGTTATCAAAAGAATAATTGCAAATCGTTATCTAAAGAAGGACTTTACAGATGCACCATAACCATGAATGAAAGGGTTGAAGGTGTTGATTGGTCTAATGCAACTGATATTGATAATTATGTACATAGTGACGAACCTTTAGATAGGTGTGAAACTTGTTATTGGCCTGCACCGACAGAACGGTGGGGTAGTAACACATGGAAGACAGACAATAAGAATTTTAAGAAAGGTCTTAAAATTATTGAAACGGTAAATGTATATGAAAAAGATATTGTTAGTACTACTATTCTCGATAAGTGTTAATTCAGACGAGATAGTACACAAATTTAAGAGTCCATCCTTTAGTGGAATAGGACAGAGTTCTCATTATCTTACGATTGAGAACCAAGAGAAATCAAGACGTGATAAGATTGCTCAGGACATAGAAGATAGAATTGCAAAAGCAGAAAGAGATGCTCAGAACACTACACTTGCAAAATTTTTAAGAAACGTAGAAAGTAGAATTTACGCTCAGATAGCAAAACAGTTAGTAGAAAATATGTTCTCTAACGGAGAAGCTGCAGACTACGGTGTCTTCTCTATTGAAGGTAATACAGTAACATACGAAAAACTAGTCGGTGCTGATGGTGCAGAATTCATCAGACTAACTATTGTTTCAAGTGATGGAACAACAACAACTTTAGACATCCCAGTAGGAACTGGAAGTTTTTAAATGAAGAATTTATTATCAGTGGGACTCGCAGTCTTACTTGCCAGTGGTTGTGCAAGTGTCCCCACTATGAATAGGGATTCAAGTAATTGTGACCCAAGAATTGTTGACGTTAAGACTGCAGTAGAAAAGGCAATACCTTTTACATGTGTTGAAGATGCAGAGGTTGTGAAGATACCAACCTATCAAGAACTTGCAGACTTACCACCTGCAGAAAATATGCCTATTGTTGCAGTGTATTCGTATATAGACAAGACAGGACAAAGGAAGAGAATGGATGGAGTCGCATCATTCTCAACTGCAGTGACCCAAGGTGCAGAATCATTTTTGATTGATGCATTGAAGACTGCAGGAAACGGTAAATGGTTTAGAGTAGTAGAAAGAACAAATTTAGATGCACTTGTAAGAGAGAGACAAATCATACGAAGTGCAAGAGAAGACTTTGCAAATCAAGAAGGTAATGAAGATTCCCCAACAGGAATTCAACCTCTCTTGTTTGCTGGTATCCTTCTTGACGGAGGGATAGTTGGTTATGACACTAACATTGAAAGTGGTGGACGAGGTGCAAGAACACTTGGAATTGGTGCATCTAGTTCATATAGAAGAGATGTGGTGACTGTAAGTTTGAGAGGAATCTCAACACTTACTGGAGAGATTTTATTAAATGTCCAAACTAAGAAGACAATTCTTAGTACGGGTGGTGGTTATGATGTGTTCAAGTTTGTGGATATGGATACACAACTTGTTGAAATAGAAGACGGTGTAGCAAGTAACGAAGGGGTCACAAAAGCGACTCGTTCTGCAATTGAACTTGCCGTCTTAGAACTAATATACCAAGGACAAAATAGAGGTTTTTGGAAAATAGAGGAAAAACAAAATGAGGAATAAATTATTCATTACATTATGTTTATCATTAGGGTTAACTGGATTCGTATCTGCTGGAGCAGATGATAACGAAATTTGGTTACAACAGTCGGGTGACAATTTAGTTTTAAATTTCACTCAAAGGGGTTATGGAAACAAAGTCGGATTAGATGACTTTTCAGGAACATCAGCTGATATGATTATCACTGGTGCATCTAACACCTTTACATTAGTGCAAGACGGAGATAACAACAAATTATATGGGCCTTTTCTTGCAGATAGTTCAACAGTAAATTTAACTTTTACTGGTGACTCTAACTCAATGGATTGGAACGTAGGATATGTTGGTAGTGCAGATAACTTAAACATGTTAGGTGTTATTACAGGTGACTCAAACACATTTGACATTGATGTCGGATATGATGCATCTGCAGAATACCTTAACTGGGATTTAGTGTTAACTGGAGATTCAAACGTATTCACTACTAAAATAGATAGTGACAATGCAGTTTGGAACTGGACTATTACTGGAGATTCAAATGATATTAACACTAACCAATCAGATGCAACCGATAACAGTATCACTGCAGTCTTAACTGGTGGTTCAAATGATATAGATATCATTCAGAAAAGTGGAACTACAGGTTGTCCAACTGGTCAGTCATGTAGTGGTATTATTGATGTATCTTTCGTGACTTCTAATGCAAATATTGATATCGTTCAGAAAGATTCTGGCGAGTAGTCTTTTACTTATTGGTTCAGTTTCAGCTGAACCGATAGGTGAGATTATAGAATATAAGGGTTCAGCAGGACTTCAGAGAGACGGAGAGTCTACTCTTGTCAGTGCAAATACTGAACCTGAAGTCTTGATGTATGATACAGCAAAGACCCAAAATGGTAGAATGAAAATTCAGTTCAAGGGTGACCAAGAACTGGACTTAACAGAACATACCAAGGTTTGGATAGACGAGGTTTATTACGACCCCGACCCATCCAAGTCCAAAATGGCCATACGAATGGCACAAGGCACCGCTCGTTTTGCTTCGGGATTCGGTGGTAAAATAAAGAAGAGTAATATTAAAGTGTCCACACCTACAGCACAAATTGCTGTGGTTGGAACCGACTTCACTACAAGTATTGATGAACTTGGAAGGTCACTTGTTATACTTCTGCCTGACGAATTTGGTAATCCTTCGGGAAAAATCATAGTCAGTAATGCAGGAGGAACGATTACACTTGATGAAGCATATCAGGCGACAATGGTATCTTCTTTTGATGATTCACCCACTAAACCAGTAACGGTTAGTGGTATTGATGCAAGTATGATTGATAACATGTTTATTGTCAATCCACCCGAAGAGATTCAAGAACAAGTTGCAGAAGAATCGTCTCTCAATGAAAATGACAGTAATAATATTCTTGACGTGGACTTCCTAGAGTTCAATGATTTAGAAGAAGATTACTTTGAAGATGATGAATTAGAATATACAGAACTCGACAGAGACTTATTAAATGTCGATTTCTTACAAGATTTACTGGATGTAGTTTTAGAGATTGACCGAAAGGTTGGTATTGATGCAACAAGAGGGTCAGACCCTTTCTCTGTTGCAAGAATAGAAGGAACTGCATTTGGGTTTGATAAAGATTCTCAATACAATACAATTGTAGACAAGGGTCTTGGTCAAATTTGGTTCTATAGGGAAGTGCAGGGAATTATCTCTGTTAAAATCCCAATCTTTGCACAAGCAACGATTAGAACCACTACAGACGAAAAAGGTTCACTAATTAAGGTGGGTGATGGTTCGTCTATAAATATTACCATCACACAAACAAACTAGGAGAATTATATGAATAGTATGTTAGAAAAACTTCGTTACTGGCATGAGACAAACCTATTAGGTTTTCAAAAGGCAGTTGAATTAGATGACTACCATATGTATTGGTTGGCATTTGCAAAGGGAGTATTATTTACTATAGTATTTTTATGGATAATCTAGAATGAAAAAAATTATATTATTAATTTTATTGACACCTCTAACATGGGCTGGGGATAACCACGTCCATGTTGAGCAGGTAGGAAGTGGAGACGTTGACCTTACCATAAAACAAGAAGGTTATGACAATGAAATTAAGTTCTCATTTGCACATAGTGGAAACACATTCAATCTATTACAAACAGGAAATGGAAACTCTATTTCTTGGGTCTCTTACTGGGGGCCTGGAAAGTCTTGGGGTGGTGACGTAGACGGAATCAACAATACCGAAAACGTAGAACAGAGTGGTGGTGCAACGTATGGTAGACACATATGGGGAGATAGTAATACAGTAGATGTATATCAAAACGGAAGTCATACACATAACATAGACGTTCACTCAAATTCAGTAGACCACGAAATACACCAGTCGGGTAGTGGTTCACATTATGCACACACCTACTACTATGGAAGTGCAACAGGTTCAGATAGTAGTATTATGCAGAAGGGTTCAGGAAGTCACAATGCACAAATTACATTACAAGGAACTTATCCTACAATACTAAATTTATTACAGGATAGTTCTACTAATCAATCTTATACACTCACCCAAAATTGTGTTACAGTAGGTGGTTGTTCAGTATCGGTAACACAACAATAGATTAATGTTTGAGAACTGGTCGGTCAAAAGAGTCGAGAGGTCAGACATAAAGGACTTCATAGAAACTCATCACTATTCAAAATCAATTAACGGATGTATTGCAGATTACTGTTATGCATTGTTTCACCATGACGAAATGAAAGGTGCAATGTTCTATGGTAGGTTTGCTATGATGAACCAGTGGATGAAATACGGAGATAACAAAGAGGATGTAATAGAACTTAGAAGACTCTGTTGCATTGATGACACTCCAAAGAACACTGAAAGTTTCTTCATAGGTGCATCCCTAAGACAACTCAAAAAAGATTGGGGTGGTAAAACTGTAGTCAGTTATGCAGATAACGAATATGGTCACAAAGGAACTATCTATAGAGCAACCAACTTCGATTACATAGGACAAACTAAGTTTGATAGAGTTATCATACACGGAGACCGAAGATACCACGACAAGACGATTAGGACTAAAGATGCACATGGAATACTTAAACCATATGCACAAAAGATTAAAGATGCATTAGAAGAAGGTACTGCACATTATCATAGAACTAAAGGAAAGAACATTTTCGTGTATAAATACTAGTATGGCGTATTCACAAAAAGTAATCGACAGATTTGAAGGTGTTCTCAATGCACCCAAACAATTCTCTGTTGGTAGATTCGACCCCAATGACCCTAATGTTGCAACAGGAATGACTGGAGCTCCTGCTTGTGGAGATGTGATGAAACTGCAACTCAAACTTGACGAGAACGAAATGATAATAGATGTGAAGTTTAAGACTTATGGTTGTGGAAGTGCAATTGCAAGTAGTTCATTATTTGTTGACTTACTCAAAGGTAAAACTATAGAAGAAGCAAAACTTATTAAAGATAAAGAGATTGCAGAAATTCTAGAATTACCACCAATCAAATTACACTGCAGTGTTCTTGCAGAAGATTCAATTAGAAAAGCAATAGAGGACTGGGAAACAAAGAGTGTATAGTTGGAAAACAGTCCTCATCACAATCGGTGTATTTGTAGGACTTAAAATTTGGTCTCCTTATCTCGTAGAGAATATCACTTGGTCTTACTTTGATGTTCTTCATCAGAGTCAGGAGAAAGTTCAGGTAGATGACATTGTCTTAGTAGACATAGACGAGAAGTCACTTGAAGTGTTCGGTCAGTATCCTATCAAACGTAGTATCTATAGGGATATCATGCTTGACACTCATTACACTAACACACATGTTTTCACTCAACTCTTTAATCAACCTGATAGAAATCAGGGAGAGGACGAAATCTTTGCAGAAGGATTGGTTAATAGATTATCAATTCTTGCAGCTGCACCCACCATTCAAAAGAACACTGGTTCTGCACCATTCGTAGGTAACTCTACTTTCGGTAGTGGAAAGGCAACAGACCACCTATGGAATTTTACAGGAATATCAAGTCCTATCAGGATACTTCAGGACAATACTTACGGAGTTGGGGTCACTGTTGCAACACCTAGTGTAACTGGGACTGCAAACTTTGATGGGACGACAAGGTCTATCCCGTTAATCGTGACTGCAAACGAACAAGTATATCCGTCACTTGCACTGGAAACACTTCGTGCATTAAAAGACCAACCATCCTATCAAACTAAAATTACAGAAGTCGGAGTAGAGTGGGTAAGAATGGGTAGAGACAAACCTATCACCACCACTGCAACGAGTGATGTTATGGTAACCTATTGGAATGAGTTCCAACGGGTTTCTGCAGTAGACTTACCTAATTTAAATCTTAATAATAAGATTCTTGTGTGGGGTTTGACTGCAGAGGGATTGAATAATCCAGTTTCAACTCCAGTGGGTGTATTGTATCCTCACGAAGTTCAAGCAAACCATATCCAAACCGTCTTGTCAGGAGTTCAAATACAACAATCCTACTATCTTGAATTACTTGAGATTGTTCTTCTGTTGACAGTTCTTGTATTGATACTTCTGATGGTCTACAAGCTTCCCACAATTCTTTCGGGGATAATGAGTCTAACACTTGTAGGACTTCAGGTGGGTGGGAGTTATTATATTTGGACTTCAAGTCTCGTTCTTTTCGATACCTTCTTTTCATCAATTGCCTCCTTGATTGTGTTTGGTCATGCCTCTTTCAATCAATACTATACAACCTACAAACTCAAAGAAGAAATCAAGAAGCAGTTCCAAAAGTATTTATCTCCTGATATGGTTGACCAACTCGCAGAGAATCCCGATTTACTTAAATTAGGTGGAGATAGAAAGGAACTTACATTCATGTTCATGGACATATGTGGATTCACCCCCATAAGCGAACACTACATGAAACAAGACGACCCCGAGGGATTAGTGGAACTCATTAACAAATTCCTTGACATGCAAACAAAGATAATCCTAAATAATAATGGAACAATCGACAAGTATATGGGAGACTGTATAATGAGTTTTTGGAATGCACCGTTAGATTGTCCCGACCATGCCGAGATGGCAGTCAAGTCTGCAGAAGAAATACTAATCGCAACCAAGGAACTCAATGAAGAACTCAAACCACTCGGCCTCCCTCCTATCAATGTGGGTATTGGTATTAACACTGGGGAGTGTATCGTTGGAAACATGGGGTCAGAACTTAGATTTGACTATTCCGTCATTGGAGATGCCGTCAACCTTGGTGCTAGACTCGAAGGACAAACAAGAAATTATGATGGGGTGGACGTGTTGTTGGGAGAAGAAACATATCGACAATGTCCGTCTAGAGCATTCACTGAAGTCGACAGGATTACAGTTAAAGGAAAATCTGAACCAGTCACAGTTTACACTATCTGAACTACCTAGTACGTTTGACTGGACTGCATTCTATACTCTACAACTACTAGATATCTATTCTACATATCGTGGACTTAAATATGATTGTGTCAAAGAACTAAATCCACTCGTAGGAGAGTCTCCTTCAGTCCCTAAAATGTTTGCAGTTAAGTCTGCAATTCTAATACCTGCAATTGTGTCGGATAGAAGAGACAACGAATTAACTTCAGATACATTCGACTATATGAACATTCTTATGGGTGTAGTGGTTGCAAATAACATTCAACAAGTAAGTGATGCAAAAAAATATTGCAATAAAAGATAAAAACCCCTTGAAATTTTAGAAAAAGTCCTTATAATAGTAGTATGGTGTTATAAATACCATTGTAAGAGAACTTAAAAAGAGCTCGGATTTGGAACTTGGATTGGGCAACGCCGACATCAAGTGACCCCATTTCTTCAAAAGAGCTCGGTTCTCGAACATTAATGCAATGCTCATTAGAGGTTGCACATTATAAACTTGCTTAATAAAGGAGAAAACTATGACTATCTATGATGATGTCTTCGGGAAATCATTCCCATTCGCAATCGGGTTCGACAGAACTCTACAACTATTAGAACGTGCAGATGTACAATCTAATTCTAACTATCCACCTTACAATATTGTAAAACATGATGCAGAGAACTTCTCTATCGAACTTGCAGTAGCTGGATTTGATAAGAAAGATATTTCAATCTCAAAAGAGAAAGAAGTTCTTGCAATTGAAGGTAAACAAAAGGATGGAGAGGAACTTGAGTATGTCCATAAAGGACTTGCATCACGTTCATTCAAAAGAACATTCACACTTGCAGACGATATAATCGTTAAAGGTGCAGACATGAAGAATGGTATTTTGAGTGTCAGTTTAGAGAGAATTGTGCCTGAAGAAGACAAACCTCAAGAAATCAAAATTTCTTAAAAAACCCCTATACAGATACGTTCATTTGTATTATAATGAATGTATCTTTATATAAAGGAGATTATTATGATAAATGTAGGAGATACACTTCCAAGTGTTAACTTACCAGTGAGAGTTGAAGGGGAGTTTAGAACAATAAACACAACCCAACAATTCGAAGGAAAAAGAGTAGTGATATTTGCATTGCCTGGTGCATTCACACCAACATGTTCAACATACCAACTACCTGGCTTTGATGAGAAATTTTCAGAGTTCAATGAGAAAGGTGTGGAACAGATTTATTGTTTATCAGTAAATGATACATTCGTAATGAATGCATGGTTTGAATCACAAGAAATTCAGAATGTTTATCCGTTGCCTGATGGTAATGGTGAGTTTACTGAATCAATCGGTGCATCAGTGCAAAAAGGAAATGTCGGTTTTGGAATTAGGTCTTGGAGATATGCAATCGTTGTAAACGATAATGTTGTCGAAAAGGTCTTTGCAGAAGAAGGTTTTGGTGATAATATAGAATCAGACCCTTATGAAGTATCTACACCCGAAAATGTCCTTGCAAACATCTAAACTCTACCAAGTCCTAACGGACTACTCAAATGAAGTAGGATTACCTATTATGGATAATCCTACTTTTGAGTTTTACTCCAACAAATACGGAAAGGAACATTTCCGTGAAGTCTTATCAGAATATATTGCAACTGAAAGACCACCATTCCCATTTAAAGATATATCTCATGAGAAGATGAGAAAAACATTTCTATCTCTTAGAGATTCAGACCCATACAAAACTATGACTGCAAAGAAAGATTTGCAGAAAGATGT